GGGATAGAATGAATTTCATGTCACGCTCCTTTAGTGGGTTGCTACGACGACGTTATCGGGGGCGGCTTTTGCGATTTCTGCGGTGTCGTGATTCTTGGGGTCGAGAGTGATAACGGCCGAAGGGACAGCGGTTGCGGCCACGGCGACAAGATTGGACTTGCGATTGATATAGGCGCCCCAAGCAGCGCTGAGGGCAGAGCCTCCGATAACGAGGATGTCGGGGACAATGGAGGAATCAAACCCAGGAATTCGGGGCCCGTATTTCATGATGAAATAGGTGGCATAGATGGTGCCAACACGTTCGAGAGAGGCTTTTAGTTGCGGGTCCATGGGTGTTCCTCTCAGTAACAGATCAGCGATCCGCCCCACCAAAAATGCGCCGCTATGAAACCAACGAGCAGCCCGACGATGAGCGGCAGCGGCGGCCACGCCTTGGTGAGGTCCCAGGTGTAGCGGGATAGCGTGGTCTTCCCGTGCGCGAGCGCGTAGCCCTCGAACGCCATGAACGAAAGAGCGATTGCGGCGATCCACGCGGTCCATACCCAATTCATGCTCAGGTCTCCCGCACGAATGTCACGGATGGATCCAGCCTGGCGATTGTCGCGATGATCGGCGCGCAGCCGGGCTGTGTGTCCCACGCGCGGCCGTTCCACTTGCCGTCGCCAGTGTACTTGCCGGACTTCTGGATGTTGGTGCCGGCCCAGATGTAGGGTGATGGCAGACCGCGTGCGTTGTAGCCGGTGCCGTTGAAAATCTCGCACTGATAGAGGACTTTCTCTAGCCGCCAATCGAGCACGGACGAGAGCCCATCGACCTTGAAGGCATCGAGCGCGCCATCCTCGAAAGTCTTGAACGGGCCACGCCCGATCGGAACGATTGTGGTCTTGCGATTGAGCGGCTGGCCGTTGCCGAGATAGGTGTCGAATCGTGGGTTGCCTTCCTCGTCAGTGTCGCTCTCGCGCCGATGCAGCGCCGCGATCATCCACCACGGAATGCCCTCGCCTTCGCGGCCGAGCTCGTCGTGCGCGGTCAAATCCTGTATCTCGACGTAGCGATCCTTATTGAGGAGAGCGAAGCGGGCACAGCTTTCGAAGTCAGCGCCGCGCCGCCGCTGGATCACCATCCTGTCCCACTGCTTGGCGTAGACACCCCACTTTGATGAGTAGCGCATGATGCTGGGCCCGCGCGGCGCTCAGAGGCAGCGCCAACGCCCAGCCGGAATGGGACGGCCGGTATGATATGGAGAAATGCAAAGACTTCAACGGGTCAGAGGCGTTTCTTGATCCGGTGTGGCAAGTTTATCGCAGGTCCCCAAGGCGGCCCGGTTGGCGTCCACGCCTGGAAAGTGCCAGGATCGCCTGTCAGGGGAGGGCCAAATATGAACATCGATATTTTTTCCGAATTCCATCGCGCTCAAGAGCCGGCCGACGAGGAGATTTTTGAATGGATCGCCCTGCTTGAAAGCGTCGTGGACGCTTGCGACCACTACACCATGCTGGAGCTTGGCGCCGGATATGGGCGATGGACGGCGCGAGCTGCGCAAGCCTTGAAAGCAAAGTATCCAGGAATGCCGGCGCGCTTCATCGCGGTCGAAGCCGAGCCGACACATTTTCGGGAACTCAGCCGCCACCTTTACCGATATGGCGTCGACCTCAAGTCATGCACGCTGATCAACGCGCCCGTCAGCGGACAGCGAGAACCCGTCCACTTCACGATCGGCCATCCTGACGAGTGGTACGGTCAGGCGATCATTCCGAGCGCTGACTATGGTTTCGGCAACTGGCCCGAGGCCAAGGTCGTAACCATGGAGGCGATCACGATCCCCGATCTGATCAACGACCTCGACTACATTGACCTGATTGACATGGACATCCAGGGCGCCGAACTGCCCTGTATCGAACACTCCATCAATGGACTCGGCGCCAAGGTCAGACGGCTATTCGTTGCCACCCACAGCGACGAGATTCACGAGTCAGTCTACCGCTTGCTTCAACAAGCCGGCTGGCATTGCGAGGCCAATTATCCGTTGCAACGAACCCATCAGACCGAGTTCGGCACTATCACATTCGGGGACGGAGTTCAGTACTGGACGAACCCCGCCCTACATCCAGCTGAGGGGCCTGCAGATGACGTACAGGGACTCACCGTTCACAAAAGCCTGAGTGACCACGACCTGAGTCGTGCTCACACTCAGCGTAACCGCCCCTACCGCTGAAGTGGTTGCAACACAGACGGGCGCTACTGGTTTAGAATAGGCAAAATTGATGGCGCATGAGGCGCCAGGAGCAACACCAAAAGTCACCAGCATCTTCCAATCGGTGCTGTTGGCATTCAACGAGCCGGAGGTACAAGTACCCAGGGTCGCCAAAGGCTCAGGGTTGCTGTAACGTGAGCTGTCATCCACTTGGCCATTGTTTGACCCGGGAATGGTAGCTAGTAAGCCAGAAACCCCGCCAGCATCAAGTATGGCACCGCCAACTAACTGAAACTTGACACCGGTCGTGCCACCGCATCCAGAAAACGTAGCGCCGGGTAAAAACAATATAGTGCTGTTTGATTGTGCGAGTATGAAGGTCGTATATGCGAACGCCCCCGTACATGTCACAACGTGACCGTCGTTGAATATCTTTCCTGAAGTTGATGCAGCCATGTGGTTGGCTGCGCTACCACCGATCGAATAGTTTGCGGTGATCTCGATCAGCGCCCCGCCCTCAGCATGCATATGCTGGCCCTGCGTCGGGCCAAACTTCACATCAGCGCCGAGAGCAACAAATGCTAACCCTTCTGCAAAAATCGCGCTTCCCTGGCCTCCGCAACCGCCGGCACCAGAATGCTGAATTGTGAGATTTGAAAGAATGACATTCGCATGGTTGCTTGCGATTAAAGTTCCGCATAACGGAGTATCATCTATCGTTGTCGACCCTGAGCCGGCCCCCACAATAGACAACCCTGGCGGGTTTGCAGTTGGCGTTGCTTCACCTCGCAGTGCGCCAGCAACTGTTGCACCGGATGTAAATGTTCCAGCTGCGAGATTGATGATCGGCCGAACATTGCCGGCGTCATAGGTGATCGCAACGCTGACCACCCGCTGCAGGGTCAAGCATGGACCGTGACCACCACCAGCAGAGGCCGCCAAACAATCATTGCTATCATTGCCCGTTGATGGATCGGCGAAGAAACTGGCGACCGCTCCGTTGACGCAGGCAGTGCCTTGGGCAACGAGATTGCCGCTCGCATCGAACTTCACACAATTCTGCGAAGTTAAGGTCCCGCTGGTTGTTCCAAAAACTGTAGTATTACCGCTACGAGTGCCCGATGATGGGGCTACGCCCGCGCCACCGCCGATGACCGGATTGCTGGCGGACAGCACGCCCGATGACGCGATGGTGGTTGACCCGGAGTAATACGGGATGCCGCCGCTCGTGCCCGATCCGATGCCCAGTCCGCCGCGCGAGACGGAGAGCGTGCCCGCCCACCCCATCGTGATGGAGGTCGGCTGCAACAAAGCGGTCGCGGGCGTGCCGCCGAGCGTTACGGTGACGTTGGTGTCGTCAGCCTTGGTGAGCGGCTGGCCGGCGGCCGGGATGGCTTGCTGCACGAACTCGGTGGACGCCGCCTGATTGTTGCTGGTGCCGACTGGCGCGGTCGGCACGATGCAGTTCGGGTTCTGCTGGCCGCACCCCTGCGCGGCGGCAGGATCGGCACCGAACAACGACAGGACGAGCGCAAGAATCGAAAACATCACAGGACCTCGAAGATGGTGAGCTGGCCGCCCGCGTTGTTGGAGATCGCGTTGAACGCGCTGGTCGGCTGCTGGTCAAAGATCAGCGTCGAGAGCGGCAGGATCACGAACGAGCCCTTGCCGTTCATCACCGCCGGCTGGTTGGCGCCGGTCGAATCCTGCGCGCAGCACACCGCGACCTGGAACGTGCCGTGCGGGTTGTGAAAGATCAGTTGCTTGCGGTTGCTGTTGGCACCGATCACCGCAATCGAGGTCACGCCCACCGCCACCGCGTAGTTGACGGGGTTTTGGCCATAGAACGGGCTGCCCACCGTCATCAGGCAACCCCGTTGTCGATGACGGTCAGCGAGGTCGTGGCCACCAGCGAAATCGCAGTAATGGCGTTGGTCGGGCAGCCGGCGTTGAAAACGATACGCGAGGGAGACGGCTGCGTTGCGGAGGCATGTGGCAGGAAGATGCAGCCGGGCCCGCGGGCGACCGCAGTGCCTCCGGTCAAGTTGACCCAGATGTCATTGGTGGCGTCGGTGTTCTCAAGCAGCAGGAAGCTGCGCGCCGAGCTAAACGGCAGAATTTGCGTGCTCGACGTAGGCAGCGCGGCTTGCGACGAGTCCCGAAGAAAATAGCTATTAACGCCCATGCCCCACCCCCGTGAATTCGCCGGAGCGGGGTCGGACGGCGCGAAAGATACCCTCTAATCAACCGCGCTGCAAATACAGCCACACCATCGGGCAGACCACGAGCACGTCATACGTCCCGGCCGCGATCAGCGCCGTCGTCGTCCCCTGATTGATCGCCAGATACGTCAGCGTGAACGCCCCGATCGTCGCCAGAGTCAGGATCATCCTCGCCGCAAGCATCGTCGCGATCGTCGTCATCACCGCCAGCATCTGCTCTAGGAATGCGGGCCTTGAGGGCTGCGAGGTCGGCGCCGTCGTCGTCGCGGAGGTCTTGGGGCCGTCGTCCATAGCGCTGGGTAACGAAGTCGCCGGGGCGCTGGCCGAGTCGAGGGAGCGCTCGGCTAGAAGTGTTACTCTTGAGCTGGTTGCGGATGCCATCAAGCGCCCTTCCGTCCGGTTCCTCACCTGCGTCTACAAGCTTATTACGCACCGAGACCCATTTGGCGAGCTTGTCGAGCACGTCGAGCTGCACGGCAATCGCGAGAGGCGGGTCCTTCTGATCGAACGCCTGTTTCAATATCTCGGTTGCAAATACGTCAATGCGCTTGACCAAGGCGGCGTTTTCCGCGGTCACCGCCCTGTGGGGAAGGCGCTTGCCAGTGACGCGGTCGCGGGAGTTGATTCGGGGCATTATTGACCCTCTTTCGGCAGCCATGACGGCCATTCCGGCGGGTTCTTCATGAAGCGCCCGCCGCCCTTCTGGCCGGCTTGGACGCGCCAGCCAGAGCTGGTAAACTCATAAGTGATGCCGCTGCGGACCATCGTGGGAGGGCCTGATGTTGCTGGCGAAGTTGCGGGTAAAGTTGAGGGCGCCGACATCATTCCTGGCATTCCTCCTGGTGCCGGTGGGGTGGTCAATCCTCCTGGTCCCACACTGGGGGGCGCCAGCCCTCCCGTGGGTCCTGGCGGGGACGGTGGTGACGATGGCGGCCTCTTTCCTGGTGAAAAATAACTCTTGATGCGATCCGCTACTTTGGGACCAAACGATGAGCCATAACTGATCGCACCCGCACCGGCGGCATGCACGCCAGCCTCAGAGATCGTCTTAATGAGATTGTCCAACGACAACTGTTGATCACGGGTCTTCTTCCAAGCTTCGCCGCCGACAGGTTGGAAGCCGCCGAGGTCGAGCCATTCTGGAATGTTGGAAGTGACGGCACCTTCAAGCCCGCCAACTCCCGCGACGCCGAGGGTTGGCTTGATCTTGCCCTTGCTCAAGAGCCCGGTCAGCAGCGCCGTCAGGCCAGTGAGCCCCGTGCCCCCCTTGATGATGTTTTGCGTGGCCTCGGGATGTTTGACGCGGAAAGGCAACTCCGCATCTGCCAACTTTTGGCGACGGACTTCGTCCGCTTTGCTCTGTTCCGTAAGCGCGTCGTTCTTGCGGGTTTCCCATGCAGTAAGTTGCCGCTGGAACGGCGCGTCAATGCTCTTAATATCGTCTGCAGCCCGTCCTATCTCGCCCTCCAGCGGAACGCGTCGCCGTTCAAACTCCTGCTTGTCGATCCGCCCGGCTGCAAAATTCGCCTTGAGCTTATCAAGCGCCGTGCGCTTAGGATTGATTTTGGTATTGATCGAGTCAATCTGTGTCTGGATTTCAGATGGCCGCTTTGGCTCTGGCTCACTAAAGGCAGACTCGCCCGCTTCCGTCGGGCCCGTCCCCACTCCCAGCGCGGCAAGCAATGCCGTCATCGTCTTGGGCGCCGCCGCGATCCCGCGCGCCAGGAGTTGTTCCGGCGCCGCATAGGTCCCGCCTGCCGCGAGCAGCATTTGCGCAGCGTGCTCGGGCGTGATGTCGGCGCGTCCGCGCGTCGGTCGCGTCGCCTCCTGCGTGCGGATCATCGCCAGCTCGCCGGGGCTACGTTGCTCGTAGCCCGGCAGCGCGCGCGTCATCGGTTCGCCCGGCGGGGGTGCCGGCCCTGATCCCATCTGGCGCAACAGCGAGTCGATATCGGGGGGGGGCTCGACAACCTCTGGTCCGCGTTCGCCGACTACAACTGGGCCGCCGGGTGTAATGCCGCCTTCCTGGTAGTGCGGCAGATCACTCAGATAGCTTTGCAGGTCTTTCAGCTCTTGCCGAAACCGCCTTAGTTCCTCTCTTCCGGAATGAGCCTCGCCGGGATAGCGTTTGTTGAACTCCGTGAGGTCCCTCGATAGTTGACCGATTCGAGTTTTTAGATTGATGACGTGCTGTGCTGGTGAAACGTTGCTGTAGTCCTTGAACCCCCATGGAGATTTAAAGGACATAGGACCGAGCCGACCCGCGGGCATGATGTTCGCTGCAGTCGAGATGGCATCGCCAGCAACTTCGCGGGCACTGATAGGAGCCATCGCCTGTTGTTCTCTCTTCGAGAGATAGTCCCCTACCGCAGTCGGCAGATATTGGCGCAGCCAATCGACAGAAGACCCCGGTAGCTTGTGGTTTGGAATGACTTTCGCGCCCGGCGGCAGGTTCACGACTTCGGGCCCGTCCTCGCCGACCACCGCCTGCCCGCCCGCTGACACGCCGCCCTCCGCGTATCGAGGCAATGGCAACGGTCGACCGCCGCTGATTTCTCCGGTCTCCGATGCCAGAGCCGGCGCGATGAGGTCCTGCACCGAGCGGGCCGGGCCCTGCAGATAGTTTCCTTGACCGGGTGGCGGCGGCGACAGGATCGAGCGCACCGCGCGCGCGCTTTCGGTCTTGGCGTGGGGCGGCAGCGGCGAGAACAGTATCTTGGCGACCACCTCGTTCATCTTCGGGTCTGACCGCAGACCGAGGTCTTTGTGCATCCGGTAGAAATCCGCGACCGCCTTGAAGTAGTGGCCGCCCGCGAGCTTGCCAGCGATGCTTGCGCTCGCCTCCGCGCGCTTGATGAGTTCGGACTGATCCTCAACCATGCGCTCGGCGGTCTGCGACCCGCCTGTGATCGCGCGCCTCCTCCCAAACATCATGCTTTCCATCGCGACCGAGTCGACGAACTCGTTGAACTCCTGCTCGCTCTTGAACGCCGGCTTGAGCTGGCCCTTGGCCCAGTCGTTCTTGATGAGCGCCTTCGCCTCGTCGGATGAGAACCCGGTCTTTGCCAGCCGCTCGTTGAGCATGTCGGCCACGCCCATGCGATAGAACTCCTGATCGCTTGGCGATAGAGACTTGGCGAGCGCGGCGTTCTCCTCCGGTGATGCCTGAAACACAGCGCGGCCAGACTTGAGCGCGTCGAGGGAGGCCGAATAGCCGCCCCACGCAGCGCGCGCCTTCTTGTAGACGCCGGTGGTGTCGAGGTTGTCGATTTCCGAGACGTATGATCGTTTCAGCTTGTCGAGGGCCACGCCGCGCGCCGACAAGCGCCCGGTGATGGCGTTGCGCTCGTCCGCGATCATCGCGTCGAGGCCCTGCTTGGCCATGTCGAGTACGCGCATGTTCGGCGCGCGGAGAAACGTGATGTTGTTGGGGTCGGCAATGTCGACGCCCATGGCGGTCGGGTCGAACGCCCGGTTCTCGGCGAGAGAGACCATCTTTTCAAGTTCGTATCCGCGCTTCATGCCGTCCTTGATGACGGGGTCCTTGAAAAACTCGCCGAGCCGCGGCGACCAGATGCCCTGCAACTTGTCGGTCTGCTCATAGAGCGGACGCGCCGCCGCGCTGCGCGAGGTCAGCAGCGCTTCGGTCGCCTCGAACACGGTCATGCCGCCGTGCACGTACTTGGCGATGTCCTGCCGCAGGCGATTGGCAGCGGCCGAGTCGCGCGTTTCGTACAGCGTCTCGGCGGTGTTAGCGGCAGAGCCGCCCGATCGGTAGATGTTGCCCGCAAGGCGCTCGACATTTTTTCCGCCCACATCGGAGAGCGTGAGCGGCTTGTTTTGCGTGCCGGCGAGCCGCACCAGCTCCACCATGTTACGGGCGGTCAACCCACCGCCAGCGCGGTCCTGCTCGATCCTCTTGAGCACGAGCGAAACCGCGTGGCTCGCGATGTTCTCGGGGTAACGCGACACGAGCCAGCGCCCGAGCGCGTCCATGCCCTTCGACACGCCCTTGCCGGCGACCGAGAACCCGTATCCGAGAGCCGCGCCGGTGACGCCCTGCTTTGTCTTCTCGCCCAAAAAGTCGTTGGTCTCGCCTAACGGCTGCAGCAGCGCCGGGATCGTCCCCGAAAGAACGGTCTTTGCCATCGGGCTCAGAGCCGTCACGCGCGAGGCCGCAAGCGGCGTGATCAGATTCGCCGGGTTGGCGACATTGCCGGCGATCCGCATCGGATCGGTCGGGCTGATGACCTCGCCGGGTATCTTCACGTCCTTCGGCTTGGCGTTCGGGTCCGGCGTCTCTGCCTTGGCCTCGGGCTTGCCCACGATCTGCTGAACGATTTCCATGATGCCGCGGCCGGGATCGGTGGCGCCCATCATGAACCGATCCATGCCGGACGCCGAAGACGGCATCAGGCCGCGCCGCACCGCCTCGTCAAAGGTGGCTTTCTGGTCCGGCGGGAGGAGTCCGCGCCGGTTCGCCTCGATCATCAGGGTGAGGTTGTCCTCGGCCATTACTTGATCCCGAGGCGTTTCTTCAGCTCGTCATCCGACATGGTCTTTGGGTCGTCGCTCGCGGCCGATCCTTCCTTGCCGGACAGGAGGTCGATCAGCTTGCTTTCCACTTCAGCCTCGCTGCGGGTCGCCGCTACGGCGCGCTTTGATCCGAGCACCTCGCGCAGCATGGTCTCCACCATCTTGCGATAGGCTTCCTGGCTGGTCGCGGTCTTGAACAGTCCCTCGGCGTGCGCCTCGGCGCGCTCCTGCACGCGCGGCACGCCGGTCGGGTTCATGGCGCGCACGTAGGCGTTCTTGAGCGCGAAGTTGTTGGTGGCGAATTCGGTGAGCGCCAGATTGCTGGTGCCACGCATCCACGCCTGTTGCGCCTCGTTCACCGCCACAAAGCCGCCGCCCATGCGCTCAAGCTTTTCCGACGACTCGAGCGCGAGCGGCGCCATCTGCGCCACCTCGTTCGACGCCACCTCGACGCGCGCCGAATAGCCGCCGGCCGTGCGCTGGTACTGCTTCTCGCCGATGAATCCAGCGATGCGCTTCGCCTGCTCTTTCGCGTCGACGCCCATTTCCTTTTGTGTTTGCGCGATCATGTCGTCGAGCCTGGCGAGATTAACGCGCCCGGACACCCCGCCGCCGAGCCCGCGCCGCACGCCTTCGTCACCAGCAACAACGTACTGCTGCGCGCGCATTTTCAGAGACTCGTCGCTGAGAAATGACTGTTCCTGATTTTGCCTTGCCGTGTTGGCCTGCTGGCGCCGGATATCGATCATCTCCTGCTGTTGTTTCAGCCGCTCTTGCCGGTCCTTCTCCTGCGTCTGGAACTGCACCAGCTTGTCCATCGCGGTCTGCCGCTGCTCCAGCGTCTTCCAGATGAGGTCGAGGTTGCCGGTCTTGAGCCCTGAGAGCATCACCTCGTCTTTGACGCCCGCCGCGATTGCATGCATCTTGGCAAAGCGTTCGTTGACGTTGTGCTCGGTCTCTTTCCATGCGGCCTGATATTTTTCGAGCTCGGTCTTGTTCTGGTTGATCGCGGCCTCGGTCGCCTCCTGCCAGTTCTTCTGTTCGAGTTCGGCCTTCTCCTTGTCGCCCTTGTGGTAGCCGTCGATCGCGGCGGCGGCGGAATCAAACGCGACCTTGAGCGGGTGGCGCGTGAACAGCGAGCCGAGCGTGGCGAGGATCACAGCCGGTGAGCCGAACGCCTTCATGGGGTCGTCGTACTGCTGGCGTGGCGCGGCCGGCATGCTCTGTAATGTCGGCGCGGCGGGCGGCTTGATCGGGGCGGCGGTGAGCTTGTCGCGTTCGGTGCGCGCCTTCTCAAGCGACTCCACCGCCGGACGCGTGGCCTCCTCGTATTTCGGGACCAGCTCGTCACGCTGCTTCTGGATGTCGCCGTAGGTCTGCATTCCGCGCGACCGAAAGAAGGCGTCGACGTCGGAGTCGCCGCCCGTGCCGTTGATGGGGGTTGGATCCACCATGTCACGCCGCCTTTCGGCTCGATATCGCGGACGCCATCGCGGCCGATCCGGCAAATCGCGCAATCGATTGCTCGAGCGCGCTGTCTTGCGCGATCTGCGCGTTCATCAGGCTTGTGAACACGCCCGACTCAATACCGAGGTCCTGGTTTGCGATCTGAAGGAGTTGCGCGCCCGACTGAGCGAGCTGCAGCGCGAGCGTGCCGCGCAGCGCCTGCGCTTGGTTCTGGTTGTTGCTGAGCGCGTCGGTTTCCATCGTCGAACCGGACAGTCCGAGTTGAGCAAAACGCGACTTGGTGGCAGCGTCTGCGGCCTTGACGCCGTTGAGCACTTGCTGCTCAAGAGCGGGTGGCAGCGGCCCGCCCTGGATCGGGCCCAACAGGTTCTGGCCTTCCGCCGACAGCGCGCCCGCCTGCTGTCCCGCCTGCGCGGCCACTCCCTTCAAGGCTCCCGATTGCGGGATTCCGCCGATCAGGTTTTTCGCCAGCCCGAGGCCGCCGAGCCCGAGCGTGGCCGCCATCATCGGATTGGCCTTGATCCAGCTCATCGCGCTCGACCACATCCCGGGCGACGCATTCGCGGGGACGAGGCCGGCGTTGACCATCGCCTGACCCACCGCCGAGTCCGCGAACGGGGCACCCGCCGCCATCTCGGGCGAGAGCGCGGCCTCAACGCCTCCCGCGCCACTCGCCGCGCCGCCGCCGGTCACGTCGCCGATCACGCTGCCGGTGATGTCCGGCACCGTGGTTCCGGCCGTGCTGGCGCCCGATCCAAAGCCGACCGCATCGTAGAAAGACGCGGGCGTGCCCGAGCCCGCCTCAAGGAAGCCTGCCGGAATGCTGTCTGGCAGCGCCCCCGCGAATGCCGATGTAGCCTCGGGCGCGAAGCCGAGAGCCTCCGACCCGAACGTGCCCAAGCCCAATGCGCCCTCGCCGCCCGCAAGCGCTGTTCCCTCTGCACCGAGTCCCGCCGCCCCGAGCTCTGCCGCTCCAAGTCCTGCCGCTCCTTCAGCCGCCGCAGCACCACCGCCGAGCCCGAACGCCGCGCCGATCTCGGGCGCGACGAATGGCGCCGCAAACGCCGCAACTGGCGCGGCAAGCAGAGACAGAGCCTTCAGCGGCTGATGCGTGATGAACTGCCCGGGGTTGTGGACGAATTGCGACAGCCAAGACACGGATTAGCCCCTCCGCAGCATCGGCGGCAGCGGCGTGGCCGTCATGCCGCCCTTATCGGCCCAGCGAGGAGTCAGAAGACCACCGGGCAAGGTGCCGCCCGCTGGCAGTGTGCCGCCCATGACGCTGGTGTCGCCTGTAGGCGGCGCAGCGGCTGGCGCCCCGCCTAGCGTGCCCGGCGCTGCTGCAGCCGGGTCAGGGACCTGGCTCGGCGTCGTCGGTGCGGCCGGTGCCGGTGCGGCCGGCGAGCCTAACGCGGCCGTCGTGGAATCCTGCACCGGAGATGCACCCGGCAGCGGGCCCGGAACCGCGCCGTGCGGGATGATACCAAGGCCCTGCATCAGCCCCGGATTATCCATCAGGAATCGCCCGAAGCCGCCGAACGGCTGGCCGCCGAAGCCGCCGAAGCCGTGCAGCCCGCCACCCATCAGCAGATTGATGAATGCCTGTAGCTGCGGGTTCATGCCGCCCGCGCCCGTGGCGGCAGGCAGTACCTGATTGTCTTCCAAGGCCATGGCGGGTTTCCTGCCCGCGTCCTCGCCGCAAGCCTACGCCGGAGCCTTCAAATCTTCAATGTCTGGCGCATGGCCTGGTGCTCCTGCGCGTGGAGGTTCATCCACTCGCGCACCCTGGCATGGTTGGAAAAGTCGAGGTCGGAAAGATCGTTGCCGCTCAGCCCGAGCACCTGGTTGATGTCGTTGTGGGACTGCTGGTGCAACTCCATCCACCCGTCAATCGCATCCTTGTCCACCGGGTCAAGCACCCGGTGGAACAGGTTGACGCTTTTCTGCGCCTGGATCGCCTGGCTGATCTCGATGTGATCCTGCGCGTTCCAGAAAAAGAACTGCTCAAGCGAGGCGTCGCTCGCCGTGATGTCGAACAAAAACGGCAGCGGCACCGATCACTCGCCGGTTCTGTTGCCAGTCGCCATGTCGTCGGTCGAACGCCGCGTCACGACCTCGCCGAACACGTTGTCGGGAAGGCCCTTGTCGTTGCGGGCGCCGAGCGCGAGCTGATCGGGCGAGAGTCCCATGTCGCGTGCGATGCCGTTCGGCGTCTCGACCAGCGCCGAGCCCTTCACACATTCGGATAGGAACGGGTACTGCGGGTCGGTCTTGGTGGGTTTTGATGGCATTGTGGGATGATCCTTTGTTCAGCCGCCGACGCCGCTGCCGCCGAGATAGAGCATGCCGACAAAGTAGACGCCAAGCAATAGCGCCAAGGCAACGCCGACGAGGGTTGGAAAAACGATGTCGGGCATGATTCTCATAAATTATCGATCCAACCCAGAGCAGAGATTGCGCCTCCGCCACCGGCGGATGCCCAAGAAACGTTCGTGGACTCCAGTTCCAGCGATACAGTCGCAGCAAGAACAAGCCCGGTGACGGTGGAAAGCTGGAGCGGCGGCGGGATCGTCGATGCGCCGCCGCCATAATTGGAATTTGGCGCGAGTTGCATACTGTTCGGGCCGGCGCCGCCGAATTTATTGGTTGCCGCGATCATGATTTCCGATGCCGCTGGCGGCACAAAATTGGAAATCGACACCACCGCCCACACGGGCGCCGTGTCCGAAAACGTCCCCGCCGCCCCGTTGGCGATGAGCGGCAGGTTGGCAAGCACATTGCCGCCGAACGTCCCGACGAGATACTGCGCTCGCCGGCCCTTCTGCATCATGTTGACGAAGGCGGGTCCGGCGCCGGCTCGGATCGCCCCGACGCGCGCCTTGTAGGTGAAGCCGGACGGCATCGTCGGGGCGGTCGCGGAGGCGCTCAAGAGCCCCGCCGTCGTGGCGGTGACGCCGTTGTAGATGACCCACACGTAGTACCAGGTGTTGATGGCAAACGATCCGGTGTCGAGACCGTTGGCGCCCGCCGCGTTGGCATTGATGTCGAGCGAGACGGTCTGGACGTTGATGGCGCCGTTGCTGGCGTTCCACAGCAGCACCTGATCGGCGGTGACGATGACGTGGCTCGCGGCGGTGCCCGACGTCGTGTTGGTGACGACAAGATTCTTGAACTCGCCCTGCACCGGCTGCGCGACCGAGGGCAAGGTCGAGTTTAACATGATGAACCCGCCGACGCCGCCGTCGAGCGTCGGGTCATAGGCGATCTCGTAATAGTTGCCGATCACGATGTTGCCGGCGCCGGCTTGCGCGCCGCCCGGCTGGAACAGCTTCAGCGTCGCGAGCGAGCCGACCAAAAGGGTAACGAGCCCGGTCGAGGTCGCCGCCGCGTCGAACGCAAAGCGCTGGTTCGGAACGTAGGCGGCCGGCGCGTTGACGTTGGCGCGCGGCGTGAGCGTGATCACGTTGGTGCCCGACGCCGTGCAGGACATCGTGGCGGCGTTCCAGACATCTTGAAAGAGCTGGTCGATCAGCGACACCGGCTGGTTGCCGGCGACGAGATTGGCGAGGATGGTTCGGATCGACATGTCTCAGCCTCCGATCGGGGCCTTGTTGCGATAGAGTAGCGCGTACGCCTCGATAGTGAAATCGGCGCTGGTCGATTGCAGCGTGACGCCGAGCAGCGCGCCGGTCGCGTTGACGTTCTGGCCGCCGAGCGAGAGCCCGACCACGGTGAAGAACAGATTTTGCGCGGACGCATTCTGCCACTGGATCACGCCGGAGGCGGCATTGAGCCACACGATCGCAAACGTGTTGGAGGAGAACGACACCGAGACCGAGTTGCCGCCGTTCTCGTTCTGCATGTCGACGGTCCCGGTGATCGAATAGCCGCCGCCGGAATTGTCGGTCGCCATCAGGTAGTGCCGGAACGCATCCTTGGTGATCACGAAGCCGTCGCCCGACCAGAGCTTTGATTGAATGATCTTGTTGAGCGACGTCGACGGAGTCTGAAACAGCCGGAACGCGTTGGTTCCGTCCGTGCCCCAGGCGGTCAGGACCGAGTCGATCTCCTGCGTTGCCACATAGACGAGCGTCGAGACCTGCGAGGCCAGAAACCACTTCTTGCCGTCGAACACGGTCAGCACGTTTCGGAACTGGCCGGTGAACAGGTCCTGCACCGGCAACAACAGGCAATAGACCCTGATGGCGTAGAGCGTATGCACGGCCGCGCTCGGGGCCTGCGTCGGGTTGGCGCCCGTGATCGTTGCCTGCGCTTCAAGGAATATGCCGTCGAGCTTGTCGCTGATCTTCTCGGCGCCGCCGCCGACCAGCGAATAGACTCCGCTCGAATTGCCGAACACGAGACCACGCCCATAAGCCTGCACCGAGTTCGGCCAGGGCGTGCCGACCTGCGGGTCGATGTTCTGATTGTTGAAGGTCGTGGTGGCGGGCGAGCCGGAGGTCTGCACGTTCGAGATGACGTTGATCGATGAATCACCCCAGACATAGAGGAAGCCGTTGGACTGTCGCGCAGCGATGAAGGAGCGCCGCAGGAACGAGTCGGTTGAGGGGAACGAGCCGCCGCCGGAAGCGCCCGAGAAGCTCGCGCCGTTGCTTGGCGCCGAGAAGTTGCCCACCCCGAGGTTGAACACCCAGGCGCGGCTCTGGAATATCTCGATCGCGTTGCCGGACAGTCCAAGCGGCATGTTGGTCGGCGTGCCGCCGTTGAGCCACACCGGCGACGGCTGGCCCGGTGCAAACAACGTGGTGCCGTCCCACGCCCAGTAACCGTCAGGCGTCACCTTCGACACGATCAGGATGCCGGACGAGCCCCATTGCGCCGCCGCCGGCAGCGTGCCGCCGCCGTAGAACGTGCCTGGCACATTCGAGATCACCGTCTGCACGCCGGTCGTGGTGTTGACCTGCGTGGCGGTGCCGTCAGAGAGAAAGAACGCGCCGAACGAGGTGGCGCCAATGTTGTAAAAGAACATGTAGACGATGGTGGTGCCGCCCGGCGCGGTAAAGAGCGCGGACCCGTTCGACGGCAATGTCCTCAAGTTGCCGTCGCCGAGCGGCATGAAGTTTTCGAGCCACGAAAACTCCTCGTCCTCGATCGCCGGCCGCTGCGCCTTGGTGTTGAGCGAGTTGAATTTCTGCAGCGCGAAGAATCGCCCCTCGTCGCCCGCGAAGGGAAGGCCACCGCCTCCGCGCTGTTCTCCACGAGGCGGCATGGCTCACTCGTAGGCGTCGGGAATGAACGGGGTCTCCGACATCGCGCGCGCGCGCTTCATGAAGACCTCGTATTGCCCGAACATGCTGGCGGAATCCTGGGCGCGCTGCGCGTTCGATGCCGCGAGATAAGCGGCGTAGTACGGAATAGGGTCCGTCCACGGGTAGGGGATCGCTTCGACCGTCGTGTCATCCACGAGCGGGATCGGCACGCAATAGGTGTCCCACTCCATGTTGAAGGCGTTGGCGGGGATCGGCGCCAGATAGACCGAGCCCTTGGCGCCCTGCCCATACTGCGCCCACACCACCGGGTTGTTGATCCAGCCCGCCGCCCATGAGCGATACTTGGCTTGGAACGTCGTCCAGTCCTTCCTCCCGAGCATCGGGCGCGACGCACCCCATGACGCCGTGATGCTCATGACGCCGTGGATCGCCGACACGCCGGGGGTGAGCTGCGCCTGCGTCTGGCGTGACGCGAACGTGTAGACCTCCTGTCCGATAACCATCATGTTGGCGCCGCTCACGGTCGGGGTGAGCACCGCATTGTGGCCCGCGCCGGTCGGGTCGCTGGCGATTGCGGTCGATGCGGTGTCGAAGCCGGAACCGGGCGCCACCATTGTCACGGCCGTGATCACGCCCGCCGCGATGGTCGGGGTCGCCACCGCGCCGGTGCCACCCGAGGGACTAGCGAATGAAACGGAGGTCTGCGCGGAGTAGTTCGTGCCGCCAGCGTTGACCGCGACCGACGCGATGAAACCCGAGATGAGCGCCCGCACCGACTGGCTCTCGATCGCGATCTGCGAGCGCGCAATATTGATGTAGGCGGTCAGGTCCGCGGTCGAGAAGTAGATCGCGGCGGGGTCGTGCAGCAGCCGCTGTGTCTGTGCCAGGTAGGCGTTGAGAGCAATAGCCCCCTCCCATCAGATGCGCTGCACGTACGATAGATCGGTAATGCCGCCCACGGTCGGCGTGATGTTGATGCCGGTCGTTGGCGCCACGCCGGTCGAACTCACCAGGCCGACGCCCGGAACCGCCTGGAAGCCGAACCCGGCGTCGATGATGATGCCAGTGGCCGTGATCACGCCGCCCGCGATGGTGGGTTGAATGATGCCGAGGCGCTCCTGCGTCAACAGCGTGTCGGCGATCGGGCCCGCCACGTTGGCGGCGCGGGTCGCGGTGATGGCGCCAGAGTTGACCAGTAGGAACGAGCCGGCCGGAACCGCAACGCCGCCGCCGGTGATGGTCAGGCCGGTGACCACGAAGTTCATCACGGCCGTGACCGCGATGGTCGAGGCCGGCGAGAACGTGAAGGTCGGCACCGCCGTGACCACGATGCCGGGGTTCGTGGGGTACATGGCGGTGAGCGCGCCCGATCCCGCGAGCGTCGCGTTCACCGTCAAGATGCCGCCGCCGCCAGCCGTGTCGCGCGGGTCGTTGACGATGGTGATCTTGGGCGCGGTCGAGTAGCCGGCGCCCTGGTTCACCACCGTCACCGCGTTGATGGCGCCCGCCGAGAGGGTGCAGGTGGCGCTCGCCTGGATGCCGCCCGCCGGCGGCGCGTCGATGATCAGGATCGGCGGGAACAGATAGCCCGAGCCCGCCGCCGTGATGGTGACCGTCGAGTTGATGGCGCCGCCGACCACCGACGTCCACACGCTCGCGCCGGCCGATGGCGTGATCGTCACCGTGCCGAACCCGTTGGTCAGGCCCGAGCCGGCGTTGGTGATGAAGCCGCCCACCGGCGTGCCGGTGAGGTTCGCGAGCCGGAAGTTGCCGCCGTCACTGTCGAGCACGATCGGCTGGATGCCGTTCTCGGCGTTGATGGTGCGCCAAGTGCCGGTGACCGGATCGAGGAACTGCACGCACGTATAGGGACCGGGAATAACCATGTAGGTGCCGGCCGGCAGGTTGAAGATTTCCGCCGCCGCCAACTGGATCGTGTTGGTGAGGCCCTGCACCACCGGCGGGGTGCCGGCGAAGTTGGGGACAAGGCCCGACGCGACCGAAAGGCCAATGCCGGCGCCGCCGAGACGAGGGAATGCCATAGTGCTCTCCTTAGAAGGCGCCGCCGGTGATGTTCACGATGTGCATCATTGATGCTGGCTTTGTGTTCACGACGTTAAACGCCACGATGACCACACCGATGTTCGCAATCTGCAGGTTTGGAATCGCGGAATAGAAGCCCGAGAAGGCGAACGGCGCGTCCTCGCTCATGTAGAACGCGAGGTAGCGCGAGTTGAACAGATACAGCTCTCCCTTCGGACACCACGGGTCCATGAACAGTGGCGTGTCCTGCAGCATCAGGCCGCGGAATCCGGCATTGATGATCGAGTCGGAGCCGTAGCGCGTGCCCGGCGTGGTGCGGAAACTCTCGGCCCCCATGAAGTCCGTCATGAGCGTCGTCCAGTCGCCCGGATTCATCACCCCGAAATCGACCGCCTCGCCGCCGCCGCCGTTGGAAATTCCGTATCTTGGGCTGGCCGCATTGCCTGTGGTCGATCCCACCGAGGCTTGCGTGATGTACCGCGACAATGCTTGGCGCGTGAGAATCGCGGCAGCTCCCGTCACGTCAACATATTGCCCGCGCCAGAATTGGCCCTGCGTGCCTGCGCGCGAGATGCCGCCATAGGACGTGACGTTGGTGCCGTCGTCGGCCGCCTGGAACAGCGAGTCGACCTGCGTCGGCGCTGCCGCGTTGTTGGTGAACAGCGCCGATGAGATCGCCTGCACCGCCACCGTCTTGGCGTCCGCCATGCGCGCTTTCAGGAGCGGGATCACCACCTCGCTCGACTGAATGAGCGCCTCCATCCCCATGAACGGGATCGGCACCACGCCGAGCTTCAGGTTGAACTCGGCGTTCTGCAGCGCCGCCACATCGGCCGGCTGCGGGAACGTGCCCGAGTAGTCCGACCAGGAGAACGACACGAACGAGGAGTTCTGCACCGGAACGGTGACTTGGGAGACGCCGCCTTTCGCGCGCTGCGCATTGCGCATCAACAGGCTAAGTAGCGGAGTTGCCTTATATAATTGGACCACAAGCCTAGGAATAAAAGCACGTCGGGTTACGCTGACAAGCTGCGACCCAATAGCTCCCCCTGGGACTATGCCGACATTGGTCTGGGGCATTTTGGCCCTCCGGTGATCAGATCAATCCCGCGCATCCCCGCAATGCGTCAGACACTGAGATCACCGGAGCGTCGATTCCATATTCATAGAGAAAGGACCGCGCGAATTCAATCTTGTCCTCGACGCGCTGTCCCTTGCCGTGACGGCTAGACCACAACTCTAAATTCTCGATCCTGTTGTCGGCTCTGTCACCGTTCTTATGATGCACCGTTTCGTGGGCATGTAGAGGTCGTCCAAGATGACGCTCCATGACTAGTCGGTGCGTCTGGAATTGACTTCGTTTTCCGTTCCGAGAGCCGAACGTCACGTGATACCCGTGCTTGTCGATGAGGCCCACGCTTCTGTTCCGTCGTCCGATCGACCGGCATTCCACCGAGCAAAACTTTCGCGGGGAATAACTCCAGTTACGACCCTTCCCACCGCCTCCTTTAACGAAAGAAAAATGCTTCCCGCACACTGCACAGTCGGCCTCGTGCGTGCCTCGCCAATGTCCGCCTGTGCCGTGAGCCTTGGTCATTATCCCTCGCGGATCACTTTGAGCGCTTCTCTTTCCGCCCAAACATCCTCGTTCTCGAATAAGAGCTTGGTGTCTGGCTCGTCGGCCCCCATGCCGCCGAAATTCCAGCTCGTCGGCATGAAGCCGGACGCCGGCATTTCCTTCGCCGGGTTGATCTTGTCGAACAGCGCCGCGCCCGCCTCGGGGTCCGCGATCTTGCGATCGACCATGAGCTGCTTGATCTTGGTGACGCCTTCTTCGGTGTAGCCCTGGTCACGTAGCCGGCCGAACGCGGCGTTGAACTCGGCGTCCTGCTCTCTGGTTCTGAAATCGCCGATGAACTTGGTGACGGTTTCCTCGAGCTTGCCCAGCCGCTGCACTTCCGGCGCCTCGCTCACCCGGTCCTCGTCCGTGATGGTCGAGGGATGCAATTCCTTGACCGCCTTCTGAAACTGCCGCCGCGTCTTGGGCGAGGTGTGCAGTTGGTCTAAGAGCTTGTGGGCGCCGCGCAGGATCGCAAGCTCGGTGTCGTCGATCTCTGCCATGAGCTTAGCTCGTGTGCTTCACGGTCATCTCGGGCGCGGTCGGCTTCGCCGGCTTGTTGCCCTTGGGGTCACCGCCGAGCTGACCGAAAATGGACTTGCGGGAGCCGATGCCACACTCGTCCATCCCCACCTTGACGATCTGCGGGTCTGAATTGATCAGCGAATTGTAGTTGGGGCCTGGGAACTTGGGCATCTGAAACTCCTTTATGCCGCCGCCGCAGGGAGAGCGCCGGGAGGCCCGCCCGAGGACGCGGGTGATGGACCCCCCGACGCACCCTGTCCCGCTCCGGCGAGCGAGCGCATCAGCGACTGCATCATGCCGCTCGACTGAGCGCCTTGCTGCAGATCGCGTAGGGCGGTCTGTTGCACGCCGGGGACTTCCCCCGAAGGACTGACGTGTTTGGAAACGGATGAGATGGCGTTGAGAACGGCCTTGTAGGGCTCCGACCCGGTGGCGAGCTCCGGTAAGGCTTTCTCTAGAATCTTCACTGCCTCCCTCACCTGCGCGAGCGCGTTGGCCTGCTGGCCCGGATTCCCCGTAGGGGGACCCATCGGAGAAGCGCCCATCGGCGCGCGCCCGGTCACGGAGGGAGGCAGTTGTGGTGTGGCCATGATGCGGAGGGCAACATGGCCGCGGTGAAGAGTCGGACTACTTCCGACGTCCCCGACGCGACCTGCGACGACGAGCCATGATGGTCTCCCGTTGCGCAGCGAGGCTCTAGCCTCATCGCTGCGTGTGGTTGCGTCCTCGAAACGCCTCAGCGCTTTTTGCCCTTGAGCATCGCCTCAGGGTGTTGAGCCATGAATTGTGCTTGGGCTTTCTCGCGCGCTTCGGCGTGTTCCATCAAAATATCCTGGTGTGGCGGGCGCGTCAACATGATGAGGTCGACAGGAGAAAGAGCCCCACCCTTAGACAGGAGCGCGGCTTTTCTCTCAATGTCCTCCTGAAACACCGGCGAGCCCGAGTGGCTGTCCACCGCGATCCTATAATCGCCCGGCAATTGCTTGAGCAGGAACTGCTCTTTCAGCTTTGAGACGAACACCTCCGCATCCTTGTTTTGCAGCAGCTTGAAGCAGAAATCCCCGTGCGCGCCGCCCTGCCGCTCGACCAGCAAGGCGCGGTCGCGCATGCGCGGCGAGCCGGTTCGCAGCAAGGTCGCGGCATGCGATCCGGCGCGCACACCTGGCTCACCCTGCCCCATCATGATCGGCTGGAAGCCCGCCGCCTCGTCGAACCAGTTGAGGATTTTCTCGATCTGCTGGAACATCTCGGGCGGCACCTCGGGCGCCAGCCGCTCCACCTTGGCGTTGGGCTGATCCTCCGAGATGTAGCCGTCCGGCACGTTGAGCGCCTTGTATTTCGCCTCGGTCAAACCCTGGAACCCGATGAACGCCTTGGGCGGGCGGGCCTGCAGCCGCGTGATGCGGCGAACGTCGGCGACCGCCTCGTTGAGCATGTCCTGCAAGGGCGCCAGCGGTCCGATCTCGCTTTGCCCCCAGAAGTAGTTATCGAGCCGGTTGGGGCAGACCTCGGTGAACGGGTGCTCGCCCTCGACGCCCGACATGTTGCGGTGGCGCAGGTTGCCCTCGATCACAATGTCGGGCTCGATCACCCGGATAGTGGTGTAGTCCTCGCGCTCGGTGTTCTGCACCCATAGTTCGTCGATGCGCACGAGTTCACGCGCCACCTTGGGGTCGAGGCTCGGGGTGGGCGCCGAGCTTACGATCACGTTGCTTTTGCTGGTCGCCCCCACGTTCATCTGAACCGGGCGCATGCCGCCGATCACGATTTGACGGAGCGTGTCCGAGAGCGGGTCGGCCTCATCGGAGGTCGTTCGCTTCGTCGCCGACGCGAGCTCCTTCTTGATCTTGTCGTAGTCGGGATGATCCTTGATCTGGCGGTCGAGCTCGCCCGGCGTGAGGTAGGCGGTGTGGGTGAACGCCTCCTGCCGGTCGAGGCCGTCGATATCCTCGCGCAACACCCCCATGAACTGCGGGTGAACCAGCCAGCTTTCGAGACCGTTGTGGCCCCAAACGGTTTTTATGAAGGTCTTGCCCTCGATCAGCGCCCAATGCACCGCGTCTGCAAATTCCAGGTCACAACCGCGGCGGTGATAATCGCGGTTGAGTACGCGAGCGGCGGCGGCGGCGCGCTCAGTCCAAGGTTCGCCCAGCACGCCGTCGTATGAAATCGAAAATCGAATGTCATCGGCGGAGTAGAGGAACGAGGCCAGCCGATCGATGTGCGAAAAAATCTTGTTGTACCTGGCTGGATCATTGGCGTCGTTACTCCCCGCATAATAGTAGGAACGCCAGCTCCCGAGCTGGCTGATCCGATCCGGCCGCGACACTCCGCATTGATCGATGATGTCGCGCGCCCAGCCGCCGAGGTTTCTTTGCGGTATCTTCACGGCGATCCCCAGTGAGTCGCGCCGGAGCGGGGATCGGAATCAGGAAACTCTTCTTGTTACCGTTTGTCCATTCTCGGTGACAAGCCGATAGTTCATCGGCAACTCGCCTTTTCGGCCCGCCGCCGCCATCAGGTCCATGCCGTTGTGCTGGCCCTTGGTCGCCTTTGCGTCGGCGAACGCAGCGGCGGCGACGTTCGCGCGGGTCTGGTTGCCGGCGAAGAACTCACGCGCCTGCGGCACCATGTTGCTGGCCGACGCCGCAATCTCCTTGGCGTCGCGCTCCATCTGCTCGATGGCGTCGCGCTCGTCCTTTGAGCGCACCGGAGTCTTCGCCGCGACGTCGCCTTCGCGCATGTTGTCGTTGAAGTCGGACATGCCGTAGTCCTCCTCCATGATCTGTTGCGTGACGTCGACCGCCTTGCCCTTGGTGGTGCCGATCGAGAAACTCTTGGGCGTCCACACCAGCACCTGCTTGCAGTACGGACAATCGGGATCGCCGTCGCCCGACTCGCACGTCACGTCGAACACTTCCTGGCACTCGTTGCAGCGATAAGTTCGGATGATCATTTGTCGACGGCCCGCTGCTGTTCGATCTTCTGAAGCTTTTTCGTAAGCCTCTCCTTTGTCTCCTCGCACAATATCTCAAGCGCTCTGTCTTGGATCACCTTTGACCACTCGCGAACCGCATACTCGGGGCTGTCGCCCATCGCCCGTTGCGACGCGCGACCCGCCGCGGCGAGCACCTGCGCGATCGGCTCGATGTATTCGAGGATCGCCCCCTTGGTCTGCAGCATGTTTAAGATGTGCTCGCACGCCGCGTCGGGGTCCGCGAGCGCGCCGAACATCAAGCCGTCCTTCATCCTGATCGTCATCGCCATGTCCTCACGCGACGCAGAGCATGGGCGATTTCTGCCGCGCGAATCTCGGTAGGATGGCACTGCGATCGGAAAAACTGGTTCACTGTGATCATTCGCGCAAACACGAAGTTGTGCTGAATATAACCGCGTCTAGCAACGATATCTGCCATGCGTCGACAACGTTCAGGTATCCATGGATTAGCCGTCATCGCATCCCCCACGCCCGCGCCACATCGTCGTCCTGGCGCTGCTCCTCTTTCTTCTTGAAGAAGTCCTGAATGATGGCGTCGACGAGGGTGTGGCCGGGGTTTTCCAGCGCCGCCCGCTCGGCTCGCACCACGCTCTCATAGGTGAGATTGTTGGCGATCATGTTGGGCCTGATCCAATCGATGTACGCCTTATGGGCGAGCGCGGTCGCGAACACGCGGTCGTCCTTGTTGCGGCCAGACGCCTCGATCGAACTCCCGTCTTGTATCACGGTTTCCATCTCCTGCAGAAGCGGGACCGATCGTATCCGCAGGTGCCGCAGCGAGTAGGCGTCGCGCATCTGGTTGAGGATCAGGATTTTATTGTCAGCCGTCGTTTTCCACCCGTAGGCGTAGCCCGCCCCGAGCGAGTCCGGCCGGTGGTAGAGATACCAGCGAGTCGCCGAGAACACGTCGTCGAGCTTGCGCTCATTCGCCTGCTCGCGCAGATAACCGGCATCCATCAGTTGCCGCAGATGCTGCAGCTCGCGCATCACCGCCGGGCCCGGCCCGTTGATCTCCAGGTTGATCCACACGTTCTTATAGGAGCCCGCCATGTGGGCGAGCACCCAGGCCACCTGATAGGTCTCCGGCACATCGGTCGCATACTCGGCGACCTGGATGAGCGCGTCGGCAAAGCAGCGGTAGAGCTCGATGCAGTGCCGGTCCTTGAGGTCGCTTCGCCCATAGGCTGGATCCACGCCCACCACATAGATGCCGTTGGGGTGCGGGTCCTCCCAGATGCGCAGCTCGGTATCTCGAGCGCGGGTGACCTGCTCGAGCTCGGTCTGCATGAAGTTGTCGGTCATGCGGTAGCAGTAGCCCTTGAAGGCGATCTGCTCGCGCCGGATGAACGCAATGTCGTCAGCCACCCGCCGCGCTGGAAAGAACGACTTCCCCGACTCGATGAACGCCTGCTCGGCGGTCCAGGGATATTCCTGGTTCATCAGGTCCTCGTCGCCGATCTTCACCGTCCTCATCCAGCGATGCCAGACGATCTGCTCAGGCGCGAGCTCGACGCCGTAGCGCTTCTTCACCGCGCGAGCGAGCACCTCCTCGCCAGGATCAAGCTTGCCGGTCCAGTAGTCCTTGAACCGTGGGTCCTCGCGCGAGACCGCGTAATCCTCCTTCGCCCACCACCCGATGAAGAACGCCTTCTGGGTGTGCACGTCCTCGTTGGCGTCGTTCCACATTTCCCAGAACAGGTTCTTGCCGCGCGCCGTCGACTCAAACACGTACAGCCGATCCGGGTGCTTCTGCGCGAGCGACGCCATCATGGAGGCGACGCCCTCCTCCGAGCCCCAGCTCGAGCACTCGGTGCCATGCACGAAGTTCCACGCCCGCGACCGCGCCATGGTGGCGGCGCCCGCCTTGCGCGTGCCGGCCACCACGTAGTCGAGCACTGACCCGTTCGCCAACACCAGATTGGTGCGGTTGTTCTTCACCACACCGGCACGCAGCCGCCGCGGCAGCGACGCAATGTAGCGCTCAAGCAGAATCCGAAACTTGTCGCGGTTGCCCTCGGTGTCGGTGATCAGCGCGCCCTGCAATCCCTCGTGCACCGAGAGCCAGAACAAATCCATCGCGAGCGACACCGTGCTGATCCCGAGCTGCCGCGCCTTCAAGCACACGAAGTGCCGCACCCCACGGTCGAGCCCCTCGCACACCTCCTGCAAAAACCGCTGCTGCGATCCATACAGCGTGAGCGGCGAAACGCCGGTCTCCTTGCTGTCGATGGTGAGATGCTCGATGAACTCAAGAAACAGCCCGAGCCAGTGCTGCGCAGTCATCGCCGGTCCCTACCTTCCCGCCCTCAGCCCGGAGACCTACACAACCGGCGGACAATCATCACTGCCCCCACGCCCACGGCCACGTCGCTACCTGCGGGATGCCAGCAAGCCCACATGACCCAACCGTCGGCGCAGCATCCGGTGCCCACCGCCAGCACATGCATCCAGACGCCAAACAGTAAGAACCCCCAAGCCCCTCTCCACTCGACGGCCGGTTGATCGCAGACCCTTCCTTGGTGTGCACACGCTGCCCCTGATCCGTGATCACATCGGCAGAGTCATCGACAGACGGCACCCGCGCAAACGGACACCACCGTTGCCGCGCGACCGCCTCCGTGCAGTAGTTGCTCACTTCCGACGCCCGCGCCGATGCCGACGCTTCCCGCGCTTGCCACCACGATGCGAACCTTGCGAAGCCTTGCCACCATACGGCATGATCATCCCTCCTCCTTGCGCACGCTCTCCGCAGCCTCAAGCGCAGCACGAGCCGCAGCGCGGTGATACGGCTGAAGCGCTAACCCATGTTGGCTGTCCCAGGTGTCGCGCCGCAGGTGCGCGTCCTGCGTCTCCTGAAACGAGTCGAACATAGCGCGCGCGGCAGCCTCAACCTCAGCGTCGGTAGGCATCTAACCCTCCTTGCGCCGACGCGCCGGAGCCCGCGGCCAGTGCAGCCGAACCAACTCATCACCCTCAACACGATACACGTTCGACACCGTCGCAACGTACACCACGCCGCCAAGCGCCAGCAAATTCACCACAGGCTCAAGCGGCATCTTTACGTTCGGTACACGCGGCGTCGTGGCATGCACTCTCGCAAACTCGCGGGTCGCAATATCGGCGCTACGGGGTCGTTGGAGGTCGCGCGCGTCAGTCATACCAATATCTCCACACGTAGCCGAACAGCGGCCACCAAAACACCACGCAGCTTATGATCGCCAGCGCAACCACCGCGGTGCAGCACGCGATCAGGGCCCCAATTTTTCCCTGGGGGGTGAAGTCGGTGAGGGCCGGTTAACCATGTCGCGTCCCAGAATTTTTCCTGGGGAGGAGAGCTTGTGGGGGTCTCACACTTCAACCTCGCTGGGGGCCGGTACCCCGGGGCTCCCCACCCCCGATACCATCGGCGGTTTCAGGCGCTGCCGAGGCTGTAGATGCCTGCTCTCCCCAACCAAGGGAACGCTCACCGTTGATATCGTTGAACAATCCAAGACCTCCACGTCTGCTCCACACATCGGTGCGCCTGATCGAGGGGCAACCGACGTCTCAGCGGGGAGAAGGATAGGAATGAAAGCCTCGAAACATCGCACATCCGGAATATGTAGGAGTAGGTTCCGGTCTGTGCTTGGGGCAAGAGAGATGGCTCCAACGGTTTCATGGTGTGTGTCAAGATGGCTTGTAGTCATTGATATTGCTGAGGTGTTTTGTGATTAGATGGTGTCCGCGCAATATTATTGCGTGCCGCCACATTCACTCGCGCGTGCGATTTGCAGGCCATCGGGATACCGATCAGTCGCACGCCTTCATTTTGTCCGCGGCCCCACCTCGCTCGGTCACGTTGCTGTGGCAGCAGTCGTTCATGGTGTGGTGGCCGCAAGCTTTGATCGCAGCAGATAGCCTTCCAGTGCCCAAATCTTGTTGCGGGCGTTATCGCGCGCGATCTTGCGGCCGATCTGCTCGTCGAAGTTCTCGGGCGATGCAGCAGCACTTTCGCCAGTCACGTGGAAACCGTTCTGCAGCGTGAGCTTGCAAATCGTGAGCGTGGTTCCAGGGAAAACGTAATAGTCCTCCGACCTGATTGTCGCGTCGATGGCCGCTGGATTGAGCCGCGGCGCGTTGAGTCCCTTGGCCTGGATTTCCTGCTCGATCGCCTGTTCATCTCTCGACATCGGTAGTCCCTTCCTGTTTTTCGACTGCGTTTGAGGCGGCTGGCGGTGGTGGCTGGCTACGACCCCAGACGCGGCGTGCGCGCGCGGCGGCTGCCGCGGCATCGCTTGCTCGGCGGCGTTCGAACGTTGCCTCCAACTCGGCGCGTGTGAGTTCGCTCGGCGGCTTGGCTGGTGTGGCTGCTGGCTCGGCATCAGGCGGGCGAGTGAGCGCGCCCCCACGCAGCGCTGTAGCGAGCGAGCCCGCCGTGTTATCTTGTTGATCTGTCGGCATTTCCTCGGGGGTCGCGCGCGCGGCTTCATACTCAGAAGAAGTAAGATTCTTAATGTGGTTGTGGTTGTGTATCCTATTGCTTGAATTTTGCTCGGGTTTTGCTGGGTCGTTTGCTTCACTTTTGCTTGGCATTTGCTTGGTCATTTGCTTGCCTTTTGCTGGTGGTTTGCTTGGGTTTTGCTTGGCCCTCGCTATGGCTGAGTGAAACCCGCCTCTCGCCCCGGCGATTTTTCGCCTGACACTCACCACGTCCGCCTTCGCGAGTTCCTTGCTCACTCGCTTCTGGGTTCCGTCAGGGTTGAAGAACCGCTCGATCGGCGCCTTGATCGCGTGCCACCGTTTTGCAGTCAGTTTGGCTATGGCGGCCCGCTCATTGTTGTTCAGAGGGATTACACCCTCGTGCTCCCAGCAATGGCCGAGCAGAAGGAAATAGGCACCGTGCTGCTCGGTCGTGAGGTGGCCGGTGTCGCGCAGATAGTCGCCGAAATAGAATGGCATGAAGGCGCGACTCATGGCGGCCCCCGGTGCGCGGCCAAATGATCTTGGATCAGTTGCCGCATCAGGGCCGACTTGCTGATGTCGCGCGCCTTGGCGTCTGCCTCCAGCGCGCAATACTCCTCGTAACTGATCCATGTTGTGACGGCGGAGCCCGCGCGTCGATCGACGACGCTGGTGCCGCGGGAGTTCCGGCGTGGGTGTCCTCGGATCGGGTCTGGCCGGCAATGCGCGGTCATGCCGCCTCCCTGACCCGGCTGGGCTGGTAGGCGATGCGCGCGTGACAGGCGCAGTAGGGCCCGCCGTCTGCCGGCAGCGCGCAGAACACGAAGTCCCGCGCGCCGAGCGGCCAGCGGCATTCGCCGGGCGCAAGCCCGTACAGCGTCGCCCAGATTGTCGGCGGGGTCAGGTGGGGCGGGATGGGTGGTGCTTGCTCCGGCGCACGAGGCGGCCGTCCGGTTTTGGCCTGGAGTTTCCGCGTCGCCAGTTTCAGCCGTCGCACCTTGCCCATGACGGTGGCGCGTGTCACGTCGAGGCGAGCCGCGATCGCGGACCCCGGCAATCCCGCGGTCCAGTCATCGCGCAGTTGCTGCGTCCGCTCGGCTGTCCACTCGCTCATCGCGCCCCCTCATAGTCCGGGTTGGTTTCCGCGAACGGCCTCGCCCACATTTCTTCCCAGGTCAGTTGTTTGGCGGGCGCGGGCCGCTCAATGAAC